GCGGCATCAGCGAGAGCTTCGCGGCACTGGTGCCCTTCACCGTGTGGGCGCAGGAGGGCGATCCCCCTGAGTGGGTCGAGGTCTTCTACGACCCGGGCGAGCCGGTAACAACCTACGAGCTGTGCCTGCAAGCAGGCTTGGAGGTCAAACTGCAAGACATCGGGGCCCTGTACGACAGCGCCGACGTCACTGCCGAAAATCCTTGGGCGGCGATGGCCCGGATGGATCTGCAACTCGTCAGGCCGCCAGTGCCAGAAACCAACGACACTGCACAAACCGAAAACGTGGTGGTATAGTCCGCCGAAACCTTACCGGCCGGGCTGACCGGGGATTCCATGAGAATCATCAATGTCGGAAACGACTGAACTCGCAGCAATTCAACCGGACGCGGTTCCGCAAACCGTGACGGAGCCCGATGCGACGGCCGCAGCGGAGACTCAGCATGAACAGCCGGCAGATCAGGAGCCTCGCAAGTTCTCGCAAGAGGAAGTCGATGCGCTGATCACCAAGCGGCTCGCAAAAGAGCAGCGCAAGTGGGAGCGTAAGCTCGCGCAACCCCAGCAACAGCCTCAGGCGCCGAAGGAACTTCCGCCTGCTGACCAGTTCGCCAGTGTCGAGGACTACGCGCAAGCGTTGGCCGAGCGCAAGGCGCAAGAACTGCTCCAGCAGCAAGAAGCCCGACGGATGCAGGAAGACCTGCTGGATTCCTACCGGGAACGTGAGGAAGCCGCGCGGGAAAAGTACGACGACTTCGAAAGCGTCGCGCTGAATCCCAAGCTGCCGATCACGACGGTAATGGCGCAGACGATTCAAGCCTCCGAAATGGGGCCTGACGTCGCGTATTACCTGGGCACGAACCCAAAGGAAGCCGAGCGCATCTCTCGCCTGCCGGCTTTTCTGCAGGCCAAGGAAATCGGCAAGATCGAGGCAAAGGTCGCCTCGGCCCCGCCGGTTAAGAAGTCATCTGCTGCGCCTTCGCCGATCACGCCCGTGACGACTCGAAACAGCGGCGCTCCCGCCTACGACACGACCGATCCCCGGTCTGTCAAGACGATGAGCACCAGCGCTTGGATCGAGGCGGAACGGTTGCGCCAGGTCAAGATGTGGGAAGCGCGGCAGAAAATCCGCTGAAATCTCTGTTTGAAAGGATCAAATCATGGCTCAGAGTTTGCTGACCATCGACATGATTACGAACAAGGCTCTCGAAATCCTCGAGAACAACCTCGTGGTCACCCGCAACGTCAACCGCCAGTACGACAGCTCGTTCGCCGTCGAAGGCGCCAAGATCGGCGACACGCTGCGCATCCGCCTGCCGGATCGTGCGCTGGTCACCGACGGTGCTGCGCTGGGCGTGCAGGAGGTGAACGAGCAGTACACCACCCTGACCATCGCCTCGCAGAAGCACATCGGCGTGAACTTCACCTCTGCCGAGATGGCGCTGTCGTTGGACGACTTCGCTGATCGCATCCTGAAGCCGCGCGTTTCGCAACTGGCTGCAAGCATCGACGCCGATGTCTGCAACGCCTACACGCAGATGTTCCAGTCGGTCGGCACCCCGGGCACCACGCCCGCGACCTCGCTGGTGCTGCTGCAAGGCAACCAGAAGCTGAACGAAGCTGCTGCCGTGATGAGCCCGCGCTACGTCACCGTCAACCCGGCGGCGAACGCGAGCCTGGTGGAAGGCATGAAGGGCCTGTTCAACCCGACCAGCACCATCTCGCGCCAGTTCAAGAACGGCATGATGGGCGAGGGCATCCTCGGCTACGACGAGATCAACATGTCGCAGTCGATCAAGGTGCACACCACGGGTTCGCGCACGGGTTCGATCAGCGTGAAGGGCACGGTGTCCACGCAGGGCGCCACGACCATCACGCTGAACGGTACGACCGGCAATACGCTGGCTGTTGGTGACGTCTTCACCATCGCCAACGTGTTCGCCGTCAACCCGCAGACGCGCGAATCTACGGGCTCGCTGCAGCAGTTCGTGGTGACCGAGGCCAACACGGCGGCGTCCAGCGAATTCACCAACGTGAAGATCTCCCCGGCGATCTACACCAGCTCGCAAGCGCTGGCCACGGTGAACTCGTTCCCGCAGGACACCGCCACGGTCACGTTCCTGGGCTCGGCTTTGACGCAGTACCCGCAGAACCTGATCTACCACAAGGACGCCATCGCGTTTGCCACGGCGGATCTGCTGCTGCCGCAAGGTGTGGACATGGCCTCGCGCAAGGTCCACAACGGCATCAGCATGCGGATCGTGCGCCAGTACGACATCAACAACGACCGGATGCCCTGCCGGATCGATGTGTTGTACGGCTACAAGGTGATCCGCCCGCAGATGGGCGTTCGTCTCTGGGGGTGATCATCCATGTCCTTCACCAAGCCCATTGGTGTTGCGTTCACGGACCAGGATCTTGACGATGCCACGCTGGGGGCTGCCCCCAGCGCTGGCGGCAAGATCGGGTTCTACGGCGCCACGCCCGTCACTCAGCGTGCGGCGGCGGTGCAGGCGGCTTCGGTCGTCAGCGCCTCGTCGTATATCACTGTCGGCAGCAACCTTGCGGCGTGGGCCGCCGAGGTGAATGCCACCCTCACCGGCCTTGGCCTGTGGAAAGGTGCCGCGTAAGCGGCAGAGAGGATCATCATGTCTGCAGCAACTTTCGAAGCTCCGAAGATCGGTGACGGCGAACAGATCGGCGATGGCAACACCGCCGAAACTCTGAACGTCGGTCGCGCCGGTCAGCCTGTGGCCGTGCAGTCTTCGGCGACTGGCACGCTGGGGTTCTACGGCAAGACGCCGGCCACTCAGCGCGCTGCCGCCATCCAAGCCGCGTCGGTGGTGTCGGCCACCTCGTGGGCCAGCGTCGTCAGCAACCAAGCGGCGTTCAACGCCGAGGTTGCGGCTACGCTGACCGGGCTGGGTTTGTGGAAGGGCGCGGCGTAAGCCGGCACTGACCCATGCCCAAGGTTGTCTTCTGCGTTCCGACCATCAAACGCCCGTACCAGCAGTGTTTGAACAGTCTGGAGGCGTCTATCCCCCTCATCAAAGCCGCCGACTGGGACGAGGGTATGGTCAACGAAGTGGGCAACCCATACATCAGCGCGGCGCGGGCAACCATGCTGCGCAAAGCGCTGGACGCCAAGGCGGACGTGATCGTGTTTATCGACCACGACCTGTCTTGGCGTCCAGCCGATCTGCTCACCCTCATCAACACTGAGGGCGATGTCGTCGGCGGCACCTACCGGTTCAAAGCCGACGAGGTGTCCTACATGGGCACCATCCACAGCACGCCTGCCGGCACGCCCGTTGTACGGGCCGATGGCGCGATCAAAGCGCGTCTGCTACCTGCAGGCTTCCTCAAGGTCACTGCGGCCGCTGTGGACCGTTTTATGACCGCCTACCCGGAACTGTGCTACGGCGAAAAGTACCGCCTAAGCGTAGACCTGTTCAACCACGGCGCGCACAAGGGCTTGTGGTGGGGTGAGGACTACGCTTTCTGCCGGCGCTGGGAAGAAATGGGCGAGGAAGCCTGGCTGGTGCCGGACCTGCAGCTTGACCACCACAGCGCGGACAAGTCGTATTCGGGCAACTTTCACATGTACTTGCGCCAGCAACCCGGAGGCGACCTATGCCCATGATCTACCTCAAGCACCCGCGCCACGGGCACAAGATTGCCACGTTGGATCTGGAAGCAGAATACGACGAACAGAACGGGTGGGAGCGGTATACTCCGGGACAGGAATCGTCCGACGATGACCCGGAGCCCGCAGTAAACACGCTGGCTTCTCGCGGCCGACGTCGCAGGGAGTTCGCCAATGAGCACCACAGCGGGTGACCAGATCAATGCAGCACTCAGGCTGATTGGTCAACTGGCCGAGGGCGAAACCCCGTCGGCCGAAACATCTCAGGACGCACTGGCGGCCCTGAACCAGATGATCGACTCCTGGTCGATTGAGCGCCTTGCGGTGTTCTCGACGCAGGATCAGGTCTTCACGTGGCCGGCAAACACGGCTACGCGCACGCTGGGGCCGAGCGGCAACTTCGTCGGCAACCGCCCGGTGCTGATTGACGACAGCACGTACTTCCGCGACCCGGCCACGGGCGTGTCGTTTGGCCTGCAGCTGATCAACCAGAAGCAGTACAACGGTATCGCGCTGAAGACCGTGACGTCTACCTACCCGCAGATGATGTGGGTGAACATGACGTTCCCGGACATCGAGATGACGGTGTACCCGGTGCCCACGAAGTCGCTGGAATTTCACATCGTCAGCGTCGAAGAACTGACGCAGCCGGCGATGCTGAACACGGTGCTGGCGTTCCCGCCGGGCTACCTGCGGTGCTTCAAGTACAACCTGGCAATGGAGATCGCCAACGAGTTCGGCGTCGAGCCGCCGCCGCAAGTGCAGCGCATCGCCATGACCTCGAAGCGCAACATCAAGCGCATCAACAACCCTGACGACCTGCTTGCCATGCCGTACAGCATCGTGGGCCGGCGCAACCAACGGTTCAATATCTACGTCGGGAATTTCTGATGGCAAACGTAAAGATCTCCGAACTGCCGGTTGCCGCCAGCGTTGACGCCGCTGCATCTTTTCCTGTTGTCGAAGGCGGGGTAACGAAGCAAGTTACCAAGCAGGTTCTGTTAAGCAATCTTGGCACGCCAGCAACGCTGGTGCTGACCAATGCCACCGGGCTGCCGCTTACCACGGGGGTGACGGGCGTTTTGCCCGTGGCCAACGGAGGAACAGGAGAGTCCGTTGCGGCAGATGCTTTCAACGCCCTGAAGCAAAGCGCCACCGATTCCGCAACAGGCGTCGTGGAATTGGCTACCGCCGCAGAAATTCGCACAGGTACCGATGCTGTGCGCGCAATAACGCCCGCAGGTTTGCGTGCTGAATCGCTTGTAAGGGATACCGCAAAAGCAAGCACCAGCGGAACATCGGTTGATTTTACAGGCATTCCTTCGTGGGCCAAGCGCATCACCGTTATCCTTAGTGGCGTAAGCACCAACGGAACCTCAAGCCTACAAATACAGGTGGGCACTTCGTCGGGTTTTGTCAGTTCAGGCTACGCCGCAATAGGTAATTCAATCTCGGGCGCTGGTGCGGGGTCTGTAAACGCATCTTCCGGGTTTGTTTTTTCCAACGGCAATATCGCGGCAACAAGCATATTGGGTGGTGTTTTCACTCTTTGCCAAATCTCAGGAAACACTTGGGTGGGGAGCGGGATGCTTGCGGATTCTGGAAGGCAGTTCACGCACATGTCTTCGGGCTCTATAGCTGCAGCCGCTGCGGTTGACAGCGTTCGCGTAACCACTGTCAATGGCACGGACACTTTTGACGCAGGTTCTGTGAACATCATTTACGAATAGCCTCAAACCGCAGCATCGCGTCTGTTATGAAAACCCCCATCCTCGGAGCCGCCTACGTCGCCCGCAGCGTCAATGCTGCGGCGAACAGGTGCGTCAACCTGTTCCCTGAGGTGGTGCCCGAGGGTGGCAAAGAGCCCGCATTCCTGCAGCGGTGCCCGGGGCTGGAACTTGTCACCAGTGTCGGCACCGGCCCGATCCGGGGCATGTGGAAATTCGGCGACTTCCTGTACGTCGCCTCTGGCGGCAAGCTGTACCGCGTGGACGGCAACTATGCCATCACGGAACTGGGGCTGATCAACGGCAGCGGGCCGGTGAGCATGGCCGACAACGGCGTGCAACTGTTCGTGGCGTGCAACCCCGATGCGTTCATCTACAACGCCAACACGGGCGTATTTGCGCAGGTCACGGATCCCGACTTCCCGGGCGCGGTGAGCGTGGGGTATCTGGACAGCTACTTCGTGTTCAACGAGCCCAACAGTCAGCGTGTGTGGGTGACCTCGCTGCTGGACGGACTGTCGGTGGACCCGCTGGACTTTGCCAGCGCTGAGGGCAACCCCGACGACATCGTGTCGCTGATCGTGGATCACCGCGAAGTCTGGCTGTTTGGCAACAACACGATTGAGGTCTGGTACAACGCTGGCCTAGCCGACTTCCCGCTGGCGCGCATTGAGGGCGCGTTCATGGAAACCGGCTGCCTTGCGCCGTACAGCGTTGCCAAGCTGGACAACAGCGTGTTCTGGCTTGGCTCTGACGCTCGCGGCAACGGCATCGTGTACCGCAACCAAGGCTACAACGGCCAGCGCATCAGCACGCACGCTGTGGAGTGGCAGATCCAGCAGTACGCGGTGCTGAACGATGCCATCGGCTACTCGTACCAGCAGGACGGCCATTCGTTCTACGTGCTGGTTTTCCCGACGGCGCAGGCTACGTGGGTGTTCGACGTTTCCACCGGCCTGTGGCACGAGCGGGCTTACTGGGACGGCGTGCAGTACCGCCGGCACCGAAGCAACTGCCAAGCCAATTTCAACGGCCAAGTGCTAGTGGGCGACTGGGAGACGGGGTTTATCTACGCTTTCAGCCAGGACACGTACAACGACAACGGCCAAGCTCAGCGCTGGCTGCGGTCGTGGCGTGCGCTGCCGACGAAGCAGAACACGCTGAAGCGCACGGCGCACCACGCGCTGCAACTGGACTGCGAATCTGGCGTCGGCGCCGGTACGGTGAGCACGTTCTTTCTGCTGACCGAGAACAGCGTCAATTTGACCACTGAATCCGGCGATCCGCTTGTAACGTCGCTCATCTCGCTGACTGACGGCGCGAACCCGCAGGTCATGCTCCGCTGGTCCGACGACGGCGGCCACACTTGGAGCAACGAGCACTGGGCCGGCATGGGCAAGGTTGGCGAGTACGGCAAGCGCGTCATCTGGCGCCGGCTGGGCATGACCACCAAGCTGCGGGATCGCGTGTACGAAATCAGCGGCAGTGACCCGGTGAAGATTGCCATCATGGGCGCGGAACTGTCCGCCACTCCGACGAGCGCATAACGTGGAGCTTGCACCGCGCGTTCCGTCTCAGCGCGACCCCGTGGTGGATCAGGGCGCGCTGGCCACGCGGGCGTGGTTTCGGTTCTTCCAACTGCTGCAGAACGCGACGGAGAATTCCGCGCTGTTCCAGTACACCATCGTCGAGAACACGACGGGCTCGACGATTCCCAAGGGCTCCGTGGTCGGCTTCGTCGGCGTGGGGGCCAACAACCGCCTGAGCGTGGCTCCGTACTTGGCTGACGGCTCGTCGCCGTCGCTGTACATCCTGGGCGTGATGGCCGAGGAGCTGCCCGACAGCGGCGCCACGGGCCTGTGCTGCGTCTGGGGCAACGTCAGCGGCATCGACACCAGCGCGTTCAGCGTGGGCGACGTTCTGTACGCCAGCCCTACTGTGGCGGGCGGGCTGACGGCAACCAAGCCCACGGCGCCTGACAACGTGATCCCTATCGCGGCGGTGCTGGTGGACAGCGCTACGGCGGGCGACATCTT